CCCCCTGCGGGATGCACGGGTCAAAATTCCATTGAGTGCCTTTTCGCTCAAAAACGACCACTCCGGCGGATTCTTCACAAGTATCGCAGATAGCATATATTCTTCGCCTGCGCTGGGGTACTCCCCAAAATTGCGCGTTGACGATTCGATAGGCAACAGCTCCGTAATTTGCGAAGTTCCTCCACTTTCCGTGCTGCCGAATAAACTTAGCTGCTCCACTTCCGGTAAATTCTCTAAGACAGAGCAGTTCATTGAGGACAACTTCAAAATCTTCACCTCCGTTCGATGAAAGTGCGCCCGGCACGTTTTCCCAGATCACAAAGCGTGGGTATCTTCCGTTAGTTGCTGCCAGCATTTCCCGGATGATCCGTATTGCTTCTCTGAACAGGCCGGACCTTTCTCCCTTCAAACCGGCGCGTTTCCCTGCAATGCTCAAGTCCTGACAGGGTGAACCGAACGTGATAATATCCACCGGTTCGATTTTCGACCCTTTTATTTCCGTTACACTGCCCAAATGCTTCATGTGCGGCAGATGGGTTCTTGTCACCGCAATCGGGTAAGGTTCTACTTCACTCGCCCAGACCGGATGACCGCCGCACATGGCGGCGCACAGCGGCATTGTTCCGCTTCCGTCAAACAGGCTTCCCAGCTTCACCTCATGCGGCGGTTTTCCAAGCTCGCGGAATGCGTTCTGGACAAAGAAAATGGCATTCGGCAACGCCATTCCATTTCCCCACATCGCATATTCTGCCGCCAAACTGTGCAGCCCATCGTGCCACCGCATCAACGCTTCATCGCTCTTTGCGCCGTCCGCGCGAAGGATGGTCTGTTTTGGTTTTGTCTTTTTGATTTCGCAACTTCTGGCATAGACTTCCCGCCAGAAGTTGAACTCTTTCGGATTTTTCAGCGATTCAATTTCCGCCCATCCATCCGGGAACCCTTGCAATCGACTGCATTCCAGCGGAATCAATCGGCGGACGATCCAGTCCGGCTGTTCTCTTTCTTCGCAAACCACCGTTTCTGAACCCCCTCCCAACGCTCCACCTGATTTTTTAAGCGTTCCGCTCACATCATCCTCTATGTAACTGTCATATTGCAGCTCTCTATAAGCGACTGCGTGGCGGTCTACTGTATTCAGCGTAAAAGACGTATCTTCTTTTACGCCGCTCCCGTTTTGGTTGGTGTTTCTATCGACAAAATTCCCGGCCAGACACATTGATTTTTCGCTGTGAACTTTCACGCTACCCCCCCCCCGAATCAAAATCGACTGCGACCGCATGGCCGACGCGCTGTTCAGGAGAGTTGGAGCAATACCATCCGAACTATATACCCTTGCTCCTTGCGGAAATTCCGGTGTCAAACATTCGATTTCCATTGACATTCTCCATTCTATCTTGTGCGGACGGTCGGAATCGAACCGACCTTTCGGCTCAGAGTAACAGGGAAGCCGTTCTTCTCCATTGCGCATCCACATAATAGACACCCGCCGCCCTGCTGAACTCTAAGAAAGACAGGGCGGCGGGGCGGTCTGATCTACCAAACCAGACCTACCACCTTTGGCTTGGGTGGATCGGACAAGGCATTTCTTCGCTCATGCAGCGGGCATACCTTTCAACCTCCGTCGTTGTCATGCAGGTATGGCTTGACGCTTCGCGCCTGCCGGTGCAGACCGGCTTTCATGATTTCAAGTAAAGCAGGTGCGGACGGGGTTCGACCCCGCTTTCGGTAGCCGGTCGCGCATCCAGCCACCCCGCACCACATATAAAAGCCGCCCCGCTGACGCGGCGCAGGGCGGCTTGTTTACCTCGAAAGATGTTTTGTATCAGCGGCACCCTTGTTGGTTTTCTCGTAATGCTCACAGTTCATGTTGTACCCATCACACGGCGCACACTTCGCATCCGTGATCCTGAACGTGTGGCGACACTGTTCGCTCTTGCGAACTTCCTTTATGGTGGGGCTTCTAATATGTACTTTCATGCTCTTACTGCTTCCCGAAGATGCCTTTAAGAATTTCTTTCAGCACACCCTCGTCCCGGACAGCGTTGAAACCGCTGCTCATATCGAACGCACCGTTGCGGTTCCCGAACTCCGCCTTGCGCCGCATCGCCATAATGCGAATGGTTCCCACGATTGCCCTCTCCATCGCATCTACCGCTTCTGCGTCGTTAAGGCTTTTGAAAATGCCGTCAGCACCTTGCGCCACCAGAAAGCCCAGCTTGTACGGACTACCTTTCGCCTTTACCAGCGAGCATCCTTTTCCCTCGTCCACCACCGACAATTCAGCCGGTTCGTAAAAGCACTTTTCCATGTCGTTCATAACTTTGTCCTTTCTTTGCTTGATGAATATTCGGAAGTGGCGGCGCATCCCAGAGTCGGCACTGGGCGGCGGGGCGGTGTAAATTCCCCGCTTGCACTGGCTGCGCCATAGAAAGGAGCGGTGTCGTACAGTGCAATGCTTCCGCTCCTGCCCGTGCGGGTCGCCCTGCCGTGTTCTTTTCATCCCCAGCAGGTAAGATGCCGGTCTTGCGGAAACCGGCTGACCGGTGCGCTCCCTAAGTGCCCGGTCATGTGGTAGGCGTGTTTCGGTACGCCCAGACCGTTTTTATTTGAACCAGCTCTTTGCTTTGTCCCAGTTCTGAACAGCAAATGCAACGAGCCACAATGCCGTTGGAATTTTCCAATCAAATACCCACCCTGCAAAACAGCAGATCAGGTAAACCGGAGTGGCGAACGAAGCCCACGATAGGCCCAACGCAAACCCCATGATAAAGCACTCTACAAAATAGATCAGCATTTTCTCTCCCGGCTTTTGGCTGCGCTACCGCGCAGCCCATCAGCCTTTCAGCATTCAGCTTTCTGCTTCTTCTTGAAGAAAGCGGAACGGCCCCCGCCGTTCGTCCACGAATTAGAGCGCGGATTGCCGAGGTTCAAGTCGAACACGCCTGCACTCTCGCCATTGCTCCAGTAGCCGCCGCGGAACGGAATGTATTCGCCCTCAGTTGCATCAATGTAGCAGTAGGCT